CGCTTGGTACACTTGGGTAAGCGTGCCGGCGGCGCAAGGAATCGGGCCGGTTTGGGTATTTTGGAATTCTGCAATTACCGTACCAGTTGACCCAATCGTGGCGTTACCGGCGCAAACGTAGGTATTGCCCGACGTGTCTTGCGCCAGGGTGCCGGCCGGAATGACTGTGCCAGCAACGCCGCCAAGCGTGGCCGTTACGGCGGTCGCCGTGGCTGGCTTGCGGGTCAGAAAGTAAATGCGCCCGATTGCGTCCTGAAAACGGTCGGCGGAATATTGCGGGTCAACCTGATTGACGATAAGGGCGACTTCGTTGTTCTTGTCCCCGATTACCGCGGCTTGGCTGGAAGCAAGTTGCCCTTGGGGAGTTTCAAGGCCCGGATTCAAGCCGCCGCCAAACGCGGCATTCATGTCGGCTTGCACGCCGGCTAAAATGTCAGTTTCCGCCGGGATAACCAAACCCGCGAGCGTAAACTGAATTTTTGGCACGCTAGAAGGTGACGCCACTTGCGGCCCCCGTTTCGTCAATAAATTGGACTTCGCCGCGAATCTCACGGCCTGAGAATTCCGAGATTATAACCTGTACCGACACGACGCCGGGAACTGTTAGCGCCGCTTTCTCAATGTAGCCCGTCATAAGTGACAGCGGCGGCAAGTGCCCTAGCACGTCTTCAAAGTACGGAATGCCCTTTTTCGTGGAGTACCATAGTTCCCCCAGGAACAGGCGCACGGCGCTTGCAACGTCTTGGGCAAGGGCGTAAGGGGGCGTCGCCATGGCGATATTGCCGGCGCTGTCTATGACCAAATCCCATTGCCCTTGGTCAAGCAAAAGCGTGTTGTATTGCGTCATACTGGCGCCCCCGTGTTTCCGCCCCCGGGGACCACTCCCCCGTGAACGTGATTATGCAGGCTGGTGCCCTCTGCTGTCACGTCGCCCGTTACGGTCATCGACCCGGAGAATGTGGCCGCCCCGCCGCCGGTTTGCTGTACGGTGCCATTTAGCACGCTGTTACCGTTGACCGTGAAGGTTGGCGTCGTAACCGTGGTCGACGTGCTGGCGTTGATTTCCACGGTTTGCGCTTCAATCAGCACGTCGGGGGCGTCGATCTTGACCCGGGTCGGGGAATGAATGCGGATGCCGGCGGTACTGAATTGGATATATTGCGTCGGGGTGCCGTTGAGCATGCCGCCAAGGTACATGCCGTCGGCAAAACTGTATTGGCGATGGCTCCCGGGGTTGCCCTGCTTCTTGGTGGTCTTGACTTGCGAAATGTCACGGGACGCGAAGACGGCGACCCCAATGTCCCCTTTTTGCGGGTCGATGATTACGCCATTGGCGCCGCCCTGCAACCGGAAATAGGGCAAGTTGTAAATGGTGACGTGCGGCGTCGGGTTGCCCTGGCCGTCAAGCTGGTTGACCAACGGCGTGACGTCGACATAGCCCACGGGGGACAGGCCGCCGGCGTTCGTGCAAGACTCAATGCGAACCAGGGTTGCGGTTTGCATCTTCCCTAGCGCCTGTTGCACCATGAAGGCGATATTGTTGAACTCGCCCCAAGTGCTTGAAGGCAGCAAGGCGCCGTCGGGAATTTGCGCCTTATCGGAGGACGGCGAGGCCATTAACGTTCCCTCTCACTGTTGAAAACCATGCACCACCGGGCTTTTCGGATTCCAAGCGATGCGCTACAGAAACGACAATCCATTCGCCTTCGGCGGCCTTTACGTCGGTTGTCAGTTTGATTGATCCGCCGAAGGTGATTGCGGGATTAAATAGCGTTTGGAAGTTGACCCCGATGCCGTCAAAAGTGGGATAACCAACAAGCCCCGATTGTGGGGAGATTTCGGGAATAAGCCCCTTGCGCGGGGCGTATTTGTTGGTTATCGCCAGTACCTTGTCGTCTACGTACAGTGAAAAATTAGCGGCCCGCGCCAGTTCCAACGCCTGTTCTTTCAACGTGTTGGCAACGTACACGTCGGTAAGCATGACGCTAACATTATTATTTTCAAACGCTAGGCCCATGTCTTTAGCAATTCGCGCCATGACCACAGCAACATCAACGCCCCCTTTAATGCTCAAAGGTTGAACCGCTTGCAGGCCATTGAAGAAACACGCTTGCGCCTGAATGTGGAGGAATACGTCGGGCATATTCTGATAATCTCCCCAAGCGTTCACGATGTTGCCGGCGAATACCAAAGTTTCGACCGCCCCATCAATTGCAAAGACTTCGACGGTATTCGCTATGCGGCTTCCTGGCTTCCATTGCAGCGTCGTAACGCTGTTCATGTCCGCTTGCTTCACGCCGTAGATTTTGGCGCGTAGCGTGCCCATCATCATGCCGCCGGCCTTGTCAATGTCCGCGGTTGCGCGGAAGCCCTGCAGCGTAATCGTATCGTTATTGGACGACCCGAACTTACCAGTTCCCAACGTAATGACGAATCGTAATTGCTTCTTGTTGTCAAATGAGGGCATATTCTTCCGCCGTCAAATAAACCAGCGTCCAACGGTCCCCCAACCCTTCATAGCTGGGGTCGTCGCTGCCTTGCGTGTCAATGAAAATCAGATTGCCGATAAAGCCGGTGTACTCCCGGGAAATGAGCGGCACGGCGTCCCGGGCGATGGTGCCGACCGAAATGTCGACCCCGTCCGCGTTGATATCCACGAAGACGCCTTGCGGCTTCTGGTACACCAGGATTTGGCAATTCTGGCCGCCCAAAACAACTTTGGTCGATTGGGAGGGGACGGGTTGCAGGGGTACGGATTGCATTATTTCACCAGCCCTTGAAGGTAGTTGCCGGCCTTTTCCGCCAGGCCCGGCAATTTGTTGGCAATGCTCTTGAGCGTCGAAGGCTGGGGCGTTTGCGCCTGCACCTTGCCGTTATCGGCTTGCGGTGTTGCGCTGGCATCCTTCGGCTGGTCAACCTGCCCCTTGTTGGACGTGGTGTAAAGCGCCGATACTTGGCGGATTTCCTTAAGCGTGATTTCCACAATCAGAAGGGTCGCACCTTTGGAATTGTGGCGGGCGTAGTTGTACCGCTCGACGGCGTAATTGATATAGGTGACTTCCGGAGTCACTACGCTGTAAAGGTCCGTCGACTTGCACGCCTTGTCGACCGCTTCCAGGAAGGTGCGGCGGTTGCTTTCGCTACCCTGCATGCAAAGGACCACTTGGGGCGCCGCCGGGGTTTCGACCTTGTTGTAACTGGCGAACGTGCCGCCCTCAAGGGGGAAGTCGCTTACGCGGGTTTCCTTGGAATAATCCACGGACCCGGTGGACAGCACGGAGCCCAGGCCGGCGGCTTCCAGTGCGTTGCCAATCAGCCCCGTGAACTTTGACGGGTCGCCAAGCGGCTTACCCTTGCTGTCAAAAATACCCCAGCGGGTTTGCACTTGGAAAATGCGCCACAGCATCCCCTGCAGCAACCCAAGGCCCGCGCGAACGGCCGGCGGGAAGTTTGGCGACCGGGGAAGCGCCGGCACGCCTGGCAACTTCGGTACGTTGGGGAAAGGGATAAGCGCCATATTAGGTCAACCCGTAATTTGCTTGAGAGGTAAAGAGGTAATCCAGGGACTTGCCCATATCCTTGGCAATGCCGTTGGCGTCCGTGGCGGCCGTGTATACCTTGACCTCCCCAATGTGGGTTTCAACGCTCTTGGACGTGGCGCCAGGGGCCGCGGCGGCGTTTGCTTGGGCAACCTGCACCGCACCAGCCCCGACGGCCGCCTGAGAGGCGCCAGGCACGCCCCCGAGCATTGCAAGGGCCATTTGTCCCCGCTTGGCCGCTTCACCCTCCCGGTCAGCCGGGCGTTCGTAGTGCTTGGACACGATGGCCGCGGCTTCGTCCGCCCGCGTCGCACCTTTAAGCAAGTTTCCGGCTTTGCGTTCGTTACCTTGGGTCAATTCATATTGCATGAAGGCCATTTGCTCTTCAATTGACGACCCTTGAATCGGTTTGCCAAAGACCTTTTGGAAGACGGCTTGCCGGTCGGGGTGCCATTGGCCGATGCCATACGCCTTGCCGTTGTCGCCCACGGCGTCCGCCCTAAAGGCGCTTTCCCGCTTGATGTTGGCGGCCAAGCCTGCAGCCTGCTCCCGCGACCAGCCTTGGGCCTGAAAATAGGCCATTGCGGCTTGCTCTTCCTTGGCGCCGCCGGCCGGGCTCTTGCCGGTGGAATTGACAGTACCGGAGGGGGCGGCGGCCGGGCTCTTGCCGGTGGAATTGACAGTACCGGAGGGGGCGGCGGCCGGAGCCGGGGAACCGGGGGCGCCCGGGGGTGCTGGGGCTTCTTCGGCGCCATACTTCTTGCCGTTGCCGCTCAAGAATTCCCCGGCGGCGAACTTGGCCCGCTTCCAATCGCGTTCAAACACGGCGGACAGCACGTCGGCCGCGGCAATTGCACGGTACACCATGTCGCCCAACAAGTCCTTAAGCCATTTGATTGCCTGGCCGGCGGCCTTAAATCCGGGTTCCCATTTGCCCCAATCAATGAAGCTATCGCCCCCGCG